GGTTGCGGACAAGGCCGACAAGCTGCTGAAACGGGGCAAATATGCGGTTCCAAACTAGGAAAGTCCGGAAGGCTGACGTGCTCAAAACCCGCCTGAATTTCGCCGAAGGCGCCCAGATCCGCCCAAGCCGCGCGGTCAACTGGCTGAGCCGCGCCGGGGCCGAGGACTGCGCTCGCGCCATCGAAACCTTCTGGCATCAACGCGGGCACGTCGAGGTGAAATGTTCCGTACACGAAGCATCCGAGGTGGCCGGCCGGTTTCACGTCCGCTCCAACCTCGTCAACGGCAAGCCGCCGCGGGTGACGGCATGAGCGCAAACCTCGCCAGGCGCAAACCGCCGCGGCTGCGGCTCGTGCCGGTCCTGGCGCCCGCGCTCGTCCCCGGCTGCGACGGCGCCGATCCGGCGGTCGAGTTCACGCTCCGCGATCCCGATGGCGAGGGCAAACGCGAACCCGAAAAACGCACGCGCCGCGTCGACACGCTGCTGCAGCTGAAAGAGGCCGGCAAGATCGAGGAGTATCAGTACACGGCCGGTCGCGACTTTCAGAGCGATTGTCAGCGTGCGGAGCTTCGCGTGCGCTCATCGGCGCAGATCACGCCGGGCGGAGCGGTGGCCTATTTCGGCATCGCCGAGTACCGGCTCGTAGCGCTCGACGTCTCATCAAAGGCCAAGGCGCGGGTGCGCTGCGTGCTGGGCCGGCTCGGACGCCGGGCCGAACTGTTCGCGCTCCGGGTGCTCATCGACCGCTGGGCGCCGTGCGATGCCGCGCTCGAGAACGGCTGGCGGCCGGATACCGCGATCGCGTCTTTGCGGCTCATCCTCGACGTGCTGGACCGGTTCTATGCCGAAAAAAGGCGGGAGGGGGTGTGAAGGCGATCTGCAAAACCTGCGGCCGGCCAATCGTTCGCGTCGAGCGGATTTGCGGGTTTTGCGGCGAGCGGTTCCGCGCCGGTCTCGGCACGGGCCGCAGGCTGGATGCGAAATTCTGCTGCGACGAGCACCGTATCGCGCACCATTCGCTGCACAGGGCGGCGCGGGCGAACCCCGGACGGGAGCCCTTGAAACGGCCCGGAAAATCTCTATGCTAAATCGCTATCGTCCCGAAATCACGCCCATACCCGCGCAATCGTCAGTCTACGGAGCATTAGCCATGCCTGGTAGCGCAGCGACGTTCAAGGAATTCGGCCAGGGCAAATTGCACTCCGGCAGTCCGCGCGGGCCGCTCGTGACGAAGCCGAAGCAAGCCATCGCGATTGCGCTCAGCCAAGGCCGCAAGGCGGGCGAAAACATCGGCTACGCTGCGAAGACCGCGGCGATGGCGAAGCCGCGATGACGCGCGACCAGCTCGTCTATCGCGCAACCGCTTCCGTCTTCGGCGGCATGCGGATGGACGATTTGGAACGCCTCGCGAAATATTGGCATTGCGTCGTCGAGGATTGCGCCGCGGTTCGCGACGTGCGCAAAACATTTCGCGAATGGGACCGGATTTTCAATCGCGGCAAAACACCGTGGTCGGAAATGGGCTGACGCGATGACGTTCAAGATCAAGAATTGTTCAAGTGTTTGTCAGAGGTAAATCTGGAAATCCCGGCGGCCGGCCGCGCGTCGATTACAGTCTGCGCGATTTGGCGCGAACGCATACCGAGGATGCCATCAAAACGCTCGCCGCAATCATGATGAGAGCAAAATCCCCGGCCGCAGCGCGTGTTGCCGCTGCTGCGATTTTGCTGGATCGCGGTTGGGGCAAACCGTTGCAGCCGGTCGAGAACCGAAATCTGAATGTCAACATCAACCTCGACAGCCTCAGCGACGCAGAGCTCATCGCCATGCTCGCGGAAACAGATCGCAGCCGCGATTTACAAACGGAAGAGCATCCGGCGCAGCTTAACTGATTGGGCACGCTTCCATGGCTTCGAGCCCGCGCGTCATCACCGATTCATCATCGCTCAGATCGAATCCTTCCTTTCGTCGACAGATGAAATACTGCTTCTTTTTGCGCCTCCAGGATCGGCTAAGAGCGAGTATCTTTCGAAGCTGTTTCCTCCGTGGTACCTCGGCCGATATCCGAAAAATTCCATACTCGCGGCAACGCACTCGGGCGAATTCGCGCAGAGGTGGGGCAGGCGATGCAGGAACGATGTCGCGCTCCACGGTCACATGCTGGGTATCACGCTATCCGGTGACAACACAGCAGCGGACCGCTGGGCTCTTGCGAGCGGCGGGGAATATTACGGCGTTGGAGCTGGTGTCGGCATCGCTGGCTTCCGAGCGGATCTCGGCCTCGGGGACGATTTCTTCGGTTCGCGCGAGGACGCCTGGTCCGAAACCGTCCGGAAGAAACGGTGGGAATGGTATGTAGACGATTTCAGCGCTCGCCTTAAGCCCGGTGCCAAACGCATCCTGATGAATACGCGCTGGCATGCCGAAGACGTCGCCGGCCGCGTGCTGCAGCAGATCGAGGACGGCAAGGTTAAGGGCCGCGTGATCTCGCTCCCGGCGATTGCGGAAGCGGGCGACGCGCTCGGCCGCGAGCCGGGCCAATATCTCTGGGACGATCAGCCGGGCTACGATTATCCCGCGTTTCTGAAGGCCCGCCAGGCCGAAACCTCGCCGATGATGTGGTCGGCGCTGTATCAGCAGCGTCCGGCGCCAGAAGAGGGTTCCTACTTTCAGCGCGGCTGGTTCAAGCGCTTCGATCCGGAGCAGAAGCCGGCGCAATTGCACGTCTACGGATCATCCGATTATGCAGTCACGGAAGGAGGCGGTGACTATACGGTGCACCGCGTGTGGGGCGTCGATTCTACCGGAGACATCTGGCTGCTTGGCGGATGGCGAGGGCAGACGACCGCCGATGTGTGGATTGAACGTCAGATCGATCTTATCATTGCTCACAAGCCACATGCCTGGTTCGGAGAGGGAGGAACGATTGCGCGTGCTGTCGAGCCGATGCTTAGACGCCGACTCAACGAAAGGCGCGCTGGTTGCCGCCTGGAATGGCTCCCCTCTATTGCGGATAAGCCAACGCGTGCCCGCGGATTCCAGGCTCGTGGAGCAATGGGTAAAGTGCATCTGCCGGACGGTATAGAGGGCGATCTGGTGCTCGACGAATATCTGCATTTCCCGGCCGGCAAGCATGACGACGAGATCGATTGCGGCTCGCTCATCGGGCGCGCGCTCGACGAGACGCACCCGGCGATCGTGAAGCGCGAGACGAAGAACCCCAACCCGCCCGATCTGGACCGCTGGCGGCGTGGCGAGAGCGGTGACGGCGGATGGATGGTGGCGTGATGACCCGCGCCGATCTCGAAGCGACCCGCACTGCGCTGCTGCGCAGGCTCGAAGCCCGCGAGGGTATGCTCGAATATCGCGAGAGCGTGGCGATGATCCGCATCCGGATTGCCGATATCGAGAAGCAGCTCAAGCAGATGGCCAATGGCTAACGATTACGCGGGGCGGACATCCGGTCTGGCCCGCCTGCCGAATTCACCCATGCAGCAACCATCGCTGTCCCGTGCGGGCTACGCCATGCGCCTCCAGACACAATCGTCGCGTCAGATGGACCCTGTTCTGGCAGCGAATTGGGCATACGAGGATGCTGCCAGGGCACATCAATTGAACCCAAGTGAAATCACCGAACAGGCACTTGAAGATGCGGGAGCGCGGCTTGCAGAGGTCTTTGAGGCTAACGTCATAAAAAACAAACCTCTGCTTAAAACCGGGCAAGGCTTTGATGAAGACGCGATCCCGGGCGATCCGTCAGCGGGTGCGCTGACACCAGAACAGCCGCCATTGGTCGATCGTTTAGGGCGGCCACTCAAAGCGCTGGGCAGATAATGGCTGACGATTACGCGGGGCGCACAGCACAGCTGGCCAACTCGCCGCTGCAGCAGCGCTATGTCGCGAACTACATGGGCAATATGCCGGGATACGGGACGATGTTCGGTACGACGCATCTCAACGAGGCGATTGCCCCGCGTGTTCCGGCCGGATCTGCGCGTCCGCTTGCGCCGGGCGAGTATAACCAGAATCCAGGCGGCGGCTGGTCGAGCGAGATTTCGCTCACCGTTCCGCATCCGACCAAGCCCGGCAAATGGACCAATATCCCGAGCGTGTGGCTCGTCGGCGGCGTGCCCAAGCGGTTGACGCAAGAGCAAGCCATCGCTGCGGCGCGTCAAAGCGGGCTGGATTGGCCGGAATTTGACACGTCCCAAGTCGCAGACCAATCCGCAACGGATCGCGAAACGAACTGGGGCAATCTTGGCCCGAGTGATGCCGCACAAGCCCCGCCGCTGTGGAATCGGCGCTAATGGCTGACGCTGCCGCGTTGCCGTCACCCGCAACGCCAGCACCGATACAACAACCCGCCGAGCCGCCCGATCTCGCCAAGCTCAAGCGCATGTTCGACGAAGCCCGCGACGGCATGCAGGACGCGCGGCGGCTCTCCGAAGCGTGCCGGGACTATTACGACGGCAAGCAGCTGACGGCGGCGCAACGGCGCGTCCTGCGGCTGCGCAAACAGCCCGACGTGGTGATCAACCGCACGCGCCGGGCCATCGACGGCACGCTCGGCGTGATCGAGCAGGGCAAGACCGATCCGCGCGCGTACATGCGCAATCCGCCGCAGCAAAAGCCGCAAGCGCCGCAAGCGCAGCAGATGATGCCGCCGCAGCTGCAGATGGGCGCCAATGGCGGGCCGCCGATGCCGGGAGCGCAGCCAGCACCTCCGCCCGAGCCCGATCTCGACGCCTCCGACGTCGCCACCATGACGCTGCGCTATGTCGCCGACCGCAGCCAGTTTCAGCGCATCAAGATCGATGTGCTCGAATACATGCTCGTCGAAGGCACCGCGGGCGCCATCACCGAATGGGACGCGGAGGCGCGCGAGATCACGATTGAGCTCATCGCGGCGGATGAATATTTCTACGACCCGCGTTCGCGGCGGCCGGATTTTTCCGACAAGCGCTACGACGGCATTGCCAAATGGATGTATGCCGACGATGTCGCGGCACGCTATCCCAACGCCAAGGCCGAGATCGAGGCCACGGTGACGACGGGCGACGCGGGGCTCGCGGCGGATTCGTCGTGGGCCGATAAGCCCGAACGCGGCGGCAAGCCGTGGGTGGACCGGCGTCAGCGGCGGCTGATGGTCGTCGAGATGTATTACAAGGAAGGCGGCGTCTGGAACCGGGCGGTGTTTACCGGCGGCGGCATTCTGGAAGTCGGCCCCAGCACCTACGTCGACGACAAGGGCCGCCCGCGCAATCCGATCGAGGCGCAGAGCACCTATATCGACCGCGATCTGATGCGCTACGGCTTCGTGCGCGACATGATCGATATCCAGGACGAAATCAACGCGCGGCGCTCCAAGGCCATTCATGAAATCAACACGCGCCAGGTGCAGCAGAGCGATCCCAACGCGCCGCCGGTCGATGTCGAGACGGTGCGCGCCGAAGCGGCCAGACCGGACGGCGTGATCCCGACCGGCTGGTCGGTGGTGCCGCGCAATGACGTCGTAGCCAATTCCATCGCCATGCTGCAGGAGGCCAAGAGCGAGCTCGAACGGCTCGCGCCCAATCCGGCGATCCTGGGGCGGCAAGGCGCGGACGCGTCAGGCCGGGCGCAGCAATTACGGGCGCAGGCCGGGCTCGTCGAGCTGGCGCGGCCTCTCGGGCGGTTCACCGATTGGGAGCACCGCATCTACGCGCAGCAAATCTGGCCGTGCGCGCGGCAGTTCTACACCGATCCGATGTGGGTGCGGGTGAGCGGCGATGACGGCGCGCCGCAATATGTGCGCATCAACGATCCGGTGACCGAGCCGGTGGTCAATCCGATGACCGGACAGCCGCTCACGGATCCGATGACGGGCAAGCCCGCGATGCGCCCGAAGATCGACCCGCAGACGGGCCAGCCGGTGGTCAAGAACCACATCGCGCTGATGGATCTGGACATCGTGGTCGACAATGTGCCGGACACGGCGACGCTGGAGCAGGAGATCTGGGCCGACCTCGTGCAACTGGCGCAGACTTACGGGCCGCAGGCGGTGCCGTTCGAGGTGATGGTGGAAATGAGCCCGCTGCCGAACAAGTACCGGCTCAAGAAGATGCTGAAGCAGGCGCAGGCCGAGGCCGCCCAGGCGGCGGCTCCGGCGATTGCGCTCAAGACGGCGGACGCGCAAGCCAAGATCGGGAAGACGCAGAGCGAGACGGCGAAGAATACCGCCGACGCGAAGGCGACGGAGATCGATGCCGTGAAGACGGCGATGGAAGGGCACATGCTGGCGGTAGGCCATCCGGGCCCGGTGCAGGGCGCGGGCGTGCCGCAGATTCCGGCGCCGCTGCCGCCGAACCCCTATGGCGGGCCGCCTATGGGCCAGGCGTGATCTTGTTGACGCGCAATGGGGCCGTTGCGCGAGATCTGATTGTATCCGGCCATTTGTCGCCCGCGAAATAGGTCGCGTTTTCGGCGTCCGCGCGAGTTGGAAAAGGGCCGAGCGGCTGAGACTCCTGCAGATCTTCCATTGCGCGCTCGTGATAAGTGGCCAAGTCGCCGTCCGGCTTGAGTCCCTCTTGGCGTAGCGGGGACAGGAGCCAGAATTTTCCGTCGCGTTCTACGATTTCCATGCGGTGAGAGTACCGCAGCCAGCCGCCGTGGCCAACCGGGCGAACGAAACAAGACCTGCTGCAACGGGCGTTGCAGTGGTGCCGGAACGTTCCGGCACTGCGCAAAACGCACGGAATAAAATTCGCTGAATTCGCCGCCGCCGGGTGAATGCACGGGCGCGCATGCCAACGGGAGCCGCCGTCCCTAACGGGCGCATCGGACCTTCAACCGCAAACGAAGAACAGGCCGCCGCTGTCAAGAGCGGGCGCAAGGGATGAGTCATGGCTGACACCGAACGGAACATTGCCGAAGAGCTGCTCGGCAAAGCGCCAACGCCGGAAGCCCCGGAGAAGGCCGTACAGCCGCAGCAGGGCCAAGAGGCCACGCCGCAAGCGCCAGGGGCAGAACCGCCACCCGCGCCCAAGCCTGAGCCGCCACGGGCCGATCCTGGCTTTGTGCCGATCTCCGCCATGCTGGACGAACGCGAGAAGCGCCAGAAGACCGAGGCGAAGCTCCGTGAGCTCGAAGCCCAGCAGCGTCAGCCCGAACCCGTCCCGTCAATCCAGGATCCGGAACAACTCGCCGCCTATATCGAGGCCAGGGCCGAGCGTGCCGCATGGGACGCAAAAGCGAACTGGAGCGAGCATAGCGCGCGCGACAAGCATGGCGCCGAAACCGTCGATAAGGCTCTCGAATGGGCCTTCGCCAAGGGTGAAGCCGAGAAGAAGCAATTCGGTTTCTCGCCCTTTGCGCTCGAGCAGGTCCGCGCCGTTCATCCGGTCGATTGGGTTGTGAAGCAATACAAGGAGGACGAGGAATTCTCGCGCCTCCGCGATCCCGAAAAGCGCAAAGCCTACATCGAAGAACAGGCGCGCGCGCTCGGCTTCATCAGTGATCCCGCGCAGGCGGCAACGCCCGCAGCCCCGCAACCCGCGCCGAACTCGCAACCCGCAAAGCCCGTCCCGTCCCGATCGCTGGCCTCCGCCCCGTCCGCGGGCGGCACTCAGACGATCCCCACGGGGCCTGGCGTCGCCTTCGATTCGGTGTTCAACCGATAGGTAACCGCAATGGCCGAAGTCGTTTTGGCTGCCGCTTCCGTCAAACAGAAGTGGCTGTCCGACTATTTCGCGGAATATGTCCGCGAGTCGGGATTTCTCCCCTATATGGGCAAATCCAACAACAACATCATCATCACCAAATACGAGCTGCAGCAGGAGAGCGGCAAGACCATCAACATTCCGCTGATCACGCGGCTGAAAGGCACGGGCGTCACCGGCAGTCAGGTGTTGAAAGGCAACGAAGAAGAGCTCGGCAACTACAATTGCGCGCTGTCCGTCGATTGGCGGCGCAACGCGGTGGTGGTGCCCAAGAGCACATCCTACCAGACCGAGATCGATCTGTTCCAGGCGGCGCGCGACATGCTCAAGACCTGGGAAGCCGAAAAGCAGCGCAACGACATCATCCGCGCCATGCTCTCGGTCGTGCCGGCAACCTCGACGGTGACGCCGGTCGATTACGGCGACATCACCGAGGATACCGTCAATGGCGGCTACGAAATCACCGCGGCCAATCAGGCGGCGGGCGCCTCACAAGCCAACCTCAATTCCTGGCTGGTGCTGAACAAGGACCGCGTGCTGTTCGGCGCGGTCAAATCCAACTACAGCGCGGGCGTGCATGCGACCGCTCTAACGACGCTCGATACCACGGCGGACAAGATGTCGGCCGCGATCGGCAGCTTTGCCAAACGCATGGCGAAGGCGGCAAGCCCGCATATCCGGCCCTTCAAGACCAAGAACGGGCGGGAATATTTCGTCATGTTCACGGGGCCGCGCAGCATGCGCGATCTCAAGGCTGATCCCACCATGACGAGCGCCAATCGTGACGCACGCGCACGCGAAGGGCAGGGCATGGAGGAAAATCCGCTCTTCCAGGATGGCGACGTGATTTACGATGGCGTCGTCTATCACGAGATCCCGGAGCTGCCGCACATCACCAACGCGGGCGCGGGCGGCAACACCGATGTCGAGGCGAATTTCCTCTGCGGCGCGCAAAGCGTCGGCGTGGCGTGGGGTCAGGAGCCCACCATGCGGCAGGATCTCAAGAACGATTACGAATTCCGGCCGGGTGTCGCCATCGAGGAGCTGTTGCGGGTGCAAAAGCTGCATTTCAACGGCATCCAGCAGGGCATCGTGACGACCTATGTCGCTGCAGCCCCGGATTCGTGATGCTTATAGGTTGATCCCTAGACAATTCAGAGAAAGGACAAAGCCATGGTTCTGGCTTTCACGCGCAACCGCGCGGATTTAAACGCGCCTATGCCGGCGGCTGCCTTCGGCACCTCCGTCCAGACGCTGTATGCTCTCATCACCCTTACCGGCGCTCCGGTGGCCAACGACACGATCGATGTCGGCTATCTGCCGCGCGACGCGGTGCCCATCGGCGGCTATTTCGCCTGTCCGGACATCGACACCGGGACGGGTGTCCTGGCGATGAGCCTCGGCATTACCGCAAACGGCGTCGATTCGGCGAATGCGGGGTTCTTCATGGTGTCCGGCGCCATGACGGGTGCCGTCATCACGGATCTGAACTTGACCAACGCGGCGGTCTACCGGCCGTTTACCGGGCCGTTCCCGGTGACGAAGCTGGGGGCCAAAACGCTGGTCCAGCTGAAGGTCACGACGGCGGCGAATGTGTTCACGTCGCAGCAAGTCGTGATCTGCATTCAGTACATCACGCCGGGCGCGGCCGGATCGCCGCCGTGAGCATAACGGTTCGCGCAATCGTCAAGGGCGCCTTGAAAAAGCTCGGCGTGCTGGCGATCGGGCGCGAACCTACGGCTGCGGAAGCGCAAGACGCTCTGGAAATCCTGCAAGGTCTCTACCGGGAGCTTGTGGGCCAGGGCGTCTTCGGGCGGCTCGTCGACGTGCTGATCACGACCGATACTTACAACGCGCGCGAGCAGGAGCGCGTGGTGCTCAACAGTTCCGTCTCGGGCGCGAGCGTGACCTTGCCGGTCGAGATCACGCAAAGCCTGCTATCCGCGCCACCCTATTACGACGCGGCGTGGTTCGATCCCTACGCCACAGATTGGGATTACGGGCATGGCGGGGTGACGGCCGAGCCGTTGCCGCGTCCGCCGCGCGACGGCGCCTGCATCGTGGTCACGGATGTGAATTCGTCCTTCGAGAAATATTATCTCTACGACGCCAATCGCGCCTATTGGGTGCTGCTGGACGATCTGACGCTGGACAGCGTGGCGCCGCTATCGGGGCGCTATCAGAACGGGCTCATGGCGATGCTGGGCTTGCGCATGGCGGCGCCGTTTGGGGTCGAGCCGTCGCCGGTCCTGCAGGGCGAGTGCAATACGTTCCGCTATGCGCTGTCGACCAAGTTCGACCGCTCGCGACGGGCGGCGGTGGCGGAGTATTTTTAGGCCGCCACCGCTCCGACCCGTCCCAACCGTTTGCCGAGATCCGCTTCTGCGATTTTCAGATCATAGGCCGATTGCAGATGGAGCCAGTATTGCGGCGATTGTCCGAGGGCTTTACCAAACAGAAGCGCAAGCTCTGCCGTCACTGGGCGCGTGCCGCCTATGACATGGGAGATGCGCATCGGAGAGACGTCGATCACACGCGCGAATACCGCTTGAGACACATCAAGTTCTTGCAGAATTTCGGCGAGAAACTCGCCGGGATGAATGGCAGGCAATCCGCTTTTCATAGCTTCAATCCTTCAGTGATAATCGACGATCTCGACATCGAACGCATCGCCGTCCGAAAACCGGAAACACACGCGCCATTGGTCGTTGATGCGAATGCTCCATTGACCTTTGCGCTCACCTTTCAAGGCTTCGAGATGGTTCGACGGCGGCAGCCTCAAATCGCTAATCACGGTAGCAGCATCGAGTTGCTTCAGCCGCATGGCGGCGCGTTTCAGAATGGACCGGGACAAATAGCGGGCTTTGCCCGTTTCATAGAAACTCTCCGTTTCGCGATTACCGAACGACCGTATCATGCCGCCTTGGTATAAACGAAACGTTTATACCTGTCCAGGGTTCCTGCCATGACCGACCGCGAAGCCGCGCTGCTGCGTCCCAGGCCGACGCTGGAGCTGGTGCGCTATCCGCGGTGCGAAAACTGTTTCGATCATGGCGTCATCGTGCCCAACCCGGAAGGGCGCCGATGCTGCCCGCGCTGCGGCGAGCCCTTGCCGCAAGGCGATGCCCGCAAGGCGGATAGCATCGCGTTCCGGACGCCGCTCTGGGCCGGTGTCGCGTACGGTATCGCCGACCGTCTCGTTCAATTCCATGACTGGCTGAAGAGGAAATAACGCATGAGCGCGCACGCTTTGCCCCAGCCGCAATCGATCGCCGAAGCTGTGCGCGACGCC